CTCCTTTTCCATTTATGTAGTCCATTACTACCTTCTTCTTGAATTCATAACTGTATTTTGACATAAAAATACCAACCTCCAAAGTTAGATTTTTTAGGTCTAACTTTTGGGGGTCGGGTCAGAAATCAGAGTGCTTTTTTGTATTTAAACCCGTCGATTTCGACGGGTTAGAAAGGCGGTGACAAAATGAAAGTAAGAGTAATTACATCGTTCAACGATAAAACCGAGGGGTTTATTAACAGACCTGTCAATGAAGTCTTTGAATGCTCCGAGAGCAGAGCAAAAGACCTTATCAAACTTGGCTATGTTAAAGAGGCAGTCGAGGAAGTGCCTGCCGAGGAAAAGCCAAAACCTAAGAGAAAATTGACAAAACATATTTAAAACGCACTTGTGAGTAACTGCACAGGTGCTTTTTTATTGCCCGAAGGCATTAAACTACGGGAGACACCGAGCAAAACTGAAACAGAGAGACACTTTATAAACTGACTATGGGAGACACCCGATAACTGAAAGGATTGATAAAATATGGCAGAAAATAACCCAACACCTAACCCAAACGAAACACAGCCGACACCACAGGGCAACCCTGCACCTACGTTTGATTATGACAAGCTTGCAAGTCTTATTAACGGCAAGCAGAGCGTAGCCGAAGATACGGTTTTAAAGTCATACTTCAAAGAGCAAGGATTGTCAGCAGATGAGATGAAACAGGCAATCGGTGCTTTTAAGGAGCAGAAAGCCAAGAACACACCCGACATTGCGAAAATGCAGTCTGACCTTGAAAATTCAAACAAGGCTAAGCTCATTGCAGAGGTGAACCAGTCGGCTACTCTTGAGGCAGTTAAGCAGGGTGTGGATATTGCAAGCATTCCGTATGTACTCAAAATGGCGGACTTTTCTGCAGTTTCCACAGACGGCAAAATCAACACAGAAAAGCTGACCGAGGCGGTTAAGAAAGTGCTTGACGATATTCCTGCACTCAAAGCAAAAGCAAGCGAAAACGCTGGCGGTGTTCAGAAAATCGGCGGTGACGGTAACGGTACATCAGACGGTACTAAACAAAATTCAAGCGTTCCGACAAAGAAATGGAACAGATTTAATATTTAAGAAAGGACAATTTAACTATGGCAAACACAAATAACTATGCAGAGCAGTTCAGCCCGGATTTGCTCGAAATTCTTATGCAGGGCACACTTACTTCACCATTCATCACTTCAAATGTAAAATGGGTAGGTGCAAGAACATTCCATTTTACACAGATGTCAACAACAGGCTTTAAGAACCACAGCAGAGAGGGCGGTTGGAACAAAGGCAAATATACACAGACAGATGTTCCTTTCACTTGCGAGCACGACAGAGATATTGAGTTCCTTGTTGATAAGGCAGATGTTGACGAAACTAACGCAACCGCTAAGGTTGAGAATATTTCAAAGGTGTTTGAGCAGACACAGGTTGCACCCGAAACAGACGCACTTTTCTTCTCAAAGGTTGCCGCAAAGGCGCAGGCAACAGACGGCTATCATTCAGCTACTAAGTCAACCGAATGGACCAAAGCAAGCGCTTACTCAAAGCTCAAGACTATTCTTTCAGCCGGCAAGCTCCGCAGATATAAAGCAAGAGGTACGCTTGTTGCTTATGTAACATCAAACATTATGGATTGCCTTGAGCAGTCAACAGAATTCACTCGCAAGATTGAGCTTACCCAGATTGCCGAGGGCGGTATGGGAATTGAAACAAGAGTAACCGAGATTGACGGCTGCCCTGTTATCGAGGTCATTGATGATGAGCGTTTCTATGACAGTTTCAACTTCAATCCTGCCAACGGTGGTTTTGAACCTGCCACAGGCGGTCACAAAATCAATGTTCTTGTCGCTTGTGGCGATACCTGCAAGACTGTACCGAAGATTTCAAGTATTTACTTCTTTGCACCGGGGGCACATACAGAGGGCGACGGTTGGCTCTATCAGAACCGTACACTTTCCGATACATTTGTTTTCCCTAACGGCAAAGACGGCAAGATTGACAGTATTTATGTTGATGTTGACACAACGGAGGTTGCGTAATGTATGCCAATTACATTGAACAGCAGGGCGGAGATGAAAACAGCATTATCTCCGCCGAACACATTGATGTTCTGACTTTTAACCGCATTGATTTTGAAAAACTTTCGGAAATGCAGAAGAGAATCATCAGCAGAGTGCATAGTAGACTTACTGCTTTTGAAGAAGAAAATGCCGATATGATTTCTTCCTATCTGAAAAATTACAACATCAACGGTGTGGGGATGGAGTTTGGCGCAAGTTGGAATTTGATGTGCATAAGCGGCGTGGCAATTCCTGCGGACCTCTACTCTCTGCTTAAATCAACAGGGCTTTGTTATCCTGCAATATGAGGTGATATGTTTTGAAATTTCCGTCACTTGTAAAAAAGCAGTTCTGTAAAACTCCTGTCGAGGTCACAATCTACGGTGAGGGAATAACCGAGGACGGCTCTCCTGTTGTTGCTTTCCGCTGCGGAGAAATATACCCGTCAGACACCTTATTGCCGAACACTAATTTGTTTGCGGGTAATGCTCATTGCAATATGCAGTCAAAAGCAAAGACCATATACACAAAAGAACAGAAAATCGTGCAGGTGTCTGCAGTGCTGCTTTTTGACGGTGACATTGCTCCCGACAGCCCCACTTTGAGCGCAGGCTTTGTAGTGCTTGACGGAGTAAAGCGTAACATCGTACAAGGCATTAAACACCGCAACCCTGACGGTACAGTGAATTATACGGAATTGGATGTGATTTAATGGGGTTTTCGGTAACATCAAAAATCAAGCTGAATTTGCCTGTACTAAAACAGCTTGATACAGCACAGCAAACGGCATTGCGTAAAACGACAGACGCATTGCTCACGCAGATAAAGAACACGCAGGTTATGCCGTTTGATACAGGTAATTTGCAGAACGAAAGCACCTTTGCCGATTACGCAAATCTTGCCGAGGGCGAAACAAAAATCGTATCGAGTACACCGTATGCCAGACGGTTGTATTTTCATCCCGAATATAAATTCCACCACGCCGTGTGGGTTGACAAGGACGGTAAAAAACACGGTGCAAACAAGAATGCTGGCGGCAAGTGGCTTGCACCTTGGCTCAAGGGCGGTACACGACAAAACTTTTGTCAAAAGGCATTTGCTCGATTTTACAAACAGGAGGCAGGACTTTGATTTATTTATCTGACATAAGGGACTTTTTAAAGACTGTCTTTAAAGCAGAGCATTACTACATCGGTAAACTCGATAACAAACAAGATAAGTCCCTCGGTGTGTACTCTCTCAAGCAGTCGGGTGCGCCTGTAAGGGCGATTGGTGACGAGAGTACATACAACACAATCAGCGTGTCTTTACTCTTGCATTGGAACAACAACGCAAATGAAACAGAGCGACAGGCACACAATTTATTTGAAACGCTTTACAGTGTAAAAGATGTTGAAATCAACAAACACACAATTTATATTATTGAACTGCTCACACCCGAGCCTGTCGATGTAGGCACAGACGACAAGGGCGTTTATGAGCAAGTCATTGAAGTTAAATTTTATTATGAAAGGATGTAAATAATCATGGCAGTATCAAGTGGAGTTTATCCATGTTATGAAAATCAGTTTGCGGTAGGTAAGACAGGTACAGACACCGCCACAACTCCAATTGCAAATTGCGAGGAGTTCTCGGTGGCATTTGATAACGGCGTTGAGGAATGGACAGCATTTGAGAACGAGGGTTGGAAGTCAAGACTTATGACAGCCAAGAGCGTTACAATCTCTGTAAAGGGCAAGCGTACAATCGGTGACGCAGGCAACGATGAAATCGCAGAGCTTGCGTTTAAGAACGGCACAGCCGCACAGCTTCCGTTTAAGTGGACTTTCCCGAACGGTGCAAGCGTACTCTTCAAGAATGCGGTTATCTCTGTAACAGCAAACGGCGCAGGCGCAAGCACAGGTGTTGCACCTCTTGAATTTGAGGTTATGTCAAACGGCAAGCCCGAATACACACCTGCAGCCTAAGGAGGTATAAAGAATGTCAAAAATCATTGATATTACAAACAAGCTTAATTTTGACGAAAAGCCAAAACTTGTTATCAAAGGCACAGAAATTGAGGTCAACAATGACGCAATTTCTTTCATTAAGACGGTTGCGCTTTTTGACAGCGAGGACGGCGTAAAAACATCGGACATCTTATCGGCTCTTGAACTTCTTTTTGATGAGGAGAACAGAGAAAAGATTGCAAAACTTCATCTCTCGTTTGCCGACCTCTCAACGCTCATCAGAACAGCAACGGAGCTTATTGCTGACGAGGACAGCGAGGGGGAAACTCAGACCCCGGCTACGACTTAATAGATGATTTCGATTTAATCGTATCGAGTTTTAAGTCAGAGTACGGGGTGAGCATTTACTCCGAAGATTTTAAAAAGATGACTTGGGCGGAGTTCAGCTCCCTGCTGTGTGGCTTGGGAGCTGACACGCCTCTTGCGAGAACGGCTCAAATTCGCCTTGAGAACGATGAAAATGTTTTGAAGAACTTTACATCATCTCAACATAAAATACGCAATAAGTGGCGTTCACGCACAGCAAATAAACGCACACAGGCTGACATAAACACAGCCTTGCATGACTTTGAAATGATATTTGCAAATATGTAAATATTGCATACAATTTTGTTTATTTTTATAAAAATCTTGACTTTTATGTATATTTTTGGTAATATAAAGAAAATGTGAAATAAAGTAACATTTTATTATAAAAGGAGAGATTTTATGAACAGCAAATTTTACAAGGGTTTAACTCTCTGTATTGCGGGGTTTGGTATAATTATAGGTCTATTAATGGCATATGAGTATAAAACTATTGTTGCGTTAATAAGTGTGTGGACTGGTACAGCTTTCTTGTGTTTCATTTTTGGTGGAATTGCAAAGATACTTTTGTACCTTGAAAAATTATGTATAACAGGTAAAGAAGCGGACAATGAACTCAAAGAACCAAGAGCTGACTGGAAATGCCCTGTATGTAGTCAAATAAATAAAGGAAATGATAGGGTGTGTGTCAAGTGTCATTGGAAAAGATTAACTAAAGGTTAATTGGTATATATGAGGGTAGCTGTTAAAATCTATCCATATTGGATTTTAAAACGCTTATACATTTCTTTTGACGGAGAATGTATATCCACTATAAATCTATCCATACTGGATTTTTAAGTAATGGATTAAAAAACAATGAAAAAGCCACTCCAAACGGGGTGGCTAAAATTTTTCAAATTATTTTTAAATAGGTATTGACATATGAACATAAACGGTGTACTATATGAACATAGGAGGTGAATGACGAATGAGAAAAGCTTTTAGGACAACAATAGATGAAGATGTACTATTCGAATTGAAGAAAATGGCACTTGAAAAGGGGTGTCATGTAAATGACATAATAGAAAAATTAGTCATTGATAATCTTCATGAACAGTATTTTACTAAGGACCTCAAAAAATTTCCTGAAATGAATTTAGCAGAAAAGCAATCTTATTTAAAAAGAAGAGTGTCAAAAGTAATACAGGATGTTATGGATGAGTGTAATCTTAAAATAAAACCGTCTAATTTTACTGATATTATGGCAAGAACCATATCAGACTTAATTCTTTCGGACGATATATTGTTTCCTAAAAAGAAATAACGGCAACTATCCACCGACCAAAGCGATTAGTTACCGTTACAAAAAGACAGAAGTATCTCTATCTGAAATCTATTATATCATTTAGCGGAACTTCTGTCAAATTAAAATTATGATAGGAGTTTTTATTATGGCTTGTGTAAAGAATGTAAAAAATGTAATCAAAAGTGTTCGTGGCACTATTAATCCATATTATGATATGGGCTACGAGAACGTTACGGAAATTTATCGTACCAATTCAAGTGTATGTGATATGATTTGCGATGCATTCGCATTTGGATATGCTCAAGGCATTAAAGCTGCAAAAGCTGAAATGAGAAAGGCGGTTAAATGATATGAAAGCTATGGAATACAAAGAACAGAAAGTTATTACAACAGCAATGCTTGCAGAAGCATATGGAACAAGTACAAGTTATATCAGCAACAATTTTTCCCGCAATAAAAGTAAATTTGTTGAGGGAAAGCATTACTTTTATCTCGATGGTGAAGAATTTAAAGAATTTAAGACCAGTCATCTTAAAGATGAGTGGTTGAAACGAGCAAGCCATTTATACTTATGGACCGAACGAGGAGCAAATCACCACTGCAAAATTCTTGATACAGACAAGGCGTGGGAGCAGTTTGAAAATCTCGAGGAAACATATTTCAGAGTAAAAGAAGCGGTTAATGCATTTGTTTCTCCAGATACGGTAAAGTATCTTAACGGTGTTGCTAATTATCTGCGTATTCAGCGTGCAATTATGAAAGACAAAGGATGTACACCTCTTGAAATTGCTCAAATGGATAAACTGACTTGCGATACATATGGAATACCTGTTCCGGATTGCCTGTCAGCCCCTAAGGCATACGAACAGCTTGCGATTGCAGGTATAACACAAAAGAAACTTGAAGCAAAGAACTCATAACAACTAAATAAGCTAATTACAGCGTACATCTTCGGGTGTGCGCTGTTTTTATACCACAAGGGTACCGCATTTTGCCGTGCCCTTTAATTTTACAGAAAGGAGTGTGATTATATGATTACTACAGTTGGCGAAATCGGTCTGAAACTTGTGCTTAATTCGTCAGGCTTTTCTAAATCGCTTAATGCAGTGCAGGAGCAGGCAAACAGCGTAAGCAATAAGATGTCTGCTAAGTTAAAAAAACTCGGTACAGCGGTTGTGGCTGCTTTTTCGGTTGCAGCTGTTAAGAATTTCGGTCAGCAGTGCATTGAATCGGCGGCAGATGTTAATGCCGCAAATTCGCAGTTTGAACAAACATTTGGCTCAATGCAGTCACAAGCTGAAAGTGCTATTGCTACGGTATCTAAAAACAGTGGTATTTTGAAAACACGCTTGCAGGGTGTCGGAACAAGCATTTATGCCTTTGCAAAAACTACGGGTATGGACAGTGCAGACGCTCTTAATATGATGCAAGAGGCTTTACAGGTAACAGCCGACAGTGCGGCATATTATGACCGTTCGCTTGAAGATACCGCCGAAAGCCTGAAATCATTCTTGAAAGGAAACTTTGAAAATGATGCCGCACTTGGCTTGTCTTGTACAGAAACAACACGAAACGCAGCGGCAAACAAGTTGTACGGTAAATCGTTTACGGAACTTTCTGAATCACAGAAACAGCTTACTTTACTTGAAATGGTAAAAGACGCAAATAAACTTTCGGGTGCTATGGGACAAGCAAGCAGAGAATCAGACGGTTGGGAAAATGTAACAGGCAACTTAAAAGAGAGTTGGAATCAGTTGCTTGCGGTTGTGGGCAAACCTATTCTTCAAGTAGCAACTAACATTGTACAAAAGTTGTCGTCAGCTATCGCAAAACTTACAGAATACGCAAAAAATGCGGTTAATTCATTATCCGACCTTTTTAATTTCGATGGCAGTAATACTGCAAGTAATATTTCAACTGCGGCTAACGCTGCTCAAGGTTTGAGTGATGAGGCAAGTAACAGTTCCACTGCGCTTGATAATGTAGCAAGCAGTGCAGAAAAAGCCAAACGCAGTATAGCAGGTTTTGACAAACTGAATATTCTTACGAAAGCTGACACAACAGCAACAGATACAACGCAAAGCGGTTCTACTACTGTAAACAACGGCAGTGTTACTTCAACGGTCAGCAAAAAAACTAACAGCTTAACCCAAAGCAAAACGCTTGAAAGTTTTAAAACTGCACTAACAAATATTAAAGGTGTAGTATCTTCAATCGGTACATCGTGGAAAAATGTATGGAATAACGGTACAGGTAAAAAATTCCTTGAAAACATCAATTCTTTGCTTGATACTGCATTCAGCACGATTGGCGACATTGCGGGAGCTTTCAAAAAAGCATGGGATAAAGCAGGGTTAGGCGACAGCGTTGTACAGTCATTTATCGACAAGTGGAACAGTCTTGTCGAACTTGTAAATACTGTTGGTGACACATTCAGAGAAGTGTGGAATGACGGCAAGGGCGAGAAAATATGGGGTAATATACTTGATATTATTCGCAACTGCAATAATTTCACAGAAACGCTAAGAAACAAGATAAAAGAGGCTTGGGATAAAAACAATACAGGTAAGAAAATATGGGAGAACATTCTCGGTATAGTAGAGGATATAACAGGTTTCCTTGATGATATGTCGCAAATCAGGCTTGAGTGGCTTGAAGACCTAAACCTTGACCCTGTTGCAAAAGCGGTTGAAACACTTAGCGGAGCTTTCCGAGAACTGTTAAAAGCCTGCGGCGATAAGCTAAAACAAGCCTATAAAACTATTCTTTTACCTTTGGCAAAGTGGACTATTGAAAAGGTTGTACCTGATTTGCTTAATGCATTTGCCGGAGCACTTAAAGCTATTTCAGATATTATTAAAAAAATAAGTCCGTCTGTGTTAAAAGCAGTAGCTGGAGGTATCGGTGCTGTTGCCACGGCTGTTTTAGCTTTTAAGACAGGTAAGGCTATTGCGAGCAGTATAGGAAAGGTCACATCTGCTATTCAGAACATCGGAAAAGTAATGAGTGCAAATGCGTTGCTTGCAATAGCAAGTGCAATTACTGCTATCGTAGTTGCGATTGAGGCTTACAACGATTATAAGTGGAACAATTCGTCACTTAGGAAAGAACTCGACAAAACGCAAGAACTTACAGATAAATGGAAATCTTTATCTGATGAGATGTCAAGCAAAATGGACGAGCTTAACGATACTCAACTCGATATGAAAGTCAATTTTGATAATGTGGATAAGCTTAAAGAGCGACTGCAAGAAATTATCAGTGACGGTACAATTGACGAAGACGAAAAGGGCGAGTATAAGACAATAGTCGATTTGTTGTCTGAAAAAGTCAACGGTTTTGACGAGCAGTGGAATACTCTGACACTTGAAGAAATTGACGGTAAAATCGTTATCGAAGACAACATAGACGAAGTTTCTGAAAATCTTGATGATTTAGTAAATCAATGGGAAATAGCACAAGCTAAGTTGACACTGAGTTCAATGTATTCTGATTTATCTACAGCGAAAGCTAAGAAAGAAATCGAAGTTGAAGCATTGTTAAAAGAAAATAATACAGATGAAGCAACAAAAGAATTCATTGACGAAATTTATAATCAAAGTAAATTAAGTAAAGATGAAGCTAAAATACTCGCAAATGAATTGATTAAGCAAAAAGGTGACTTAACAAAGACAGCACAAGAATTGCAAAGAAAATTAGATAGTGGAACATTAAATAAAAATGTGTATAAAAATTTATACGATACTATCGGTAATAATTTTCAAAACTTTTACACCCCAGAGGGTAGTATTCGTTCTTTATTTTGGAATATTGGCGCAACTGATAGAGCAAAAAGTGCCGCGGCAAACATTGCAGAGATGACCGATGAACAGCAAAAAGGACAAGACGCACTTGATGGATATAGTCAAAAACTTGAAGAAACAGGTGATTCACTTAGCGTTCTGAACGGTGGGACAAAAGACTACAGCAAATATATTAAACTTGTAAATGATGATATATTAAGTCAAGACGCCGTACTTTCATTATTGAAAGATGATAACATTACAACTTGGGAAGAGCTTGAAGCAGCGGCATCAAATTCTGTAAAAATGTCATCTAACAAAGTTAAAAAGTCATCAAGCTCTATTATCAGTGATAATGAAAACACACAGGGTGTACTTATCGGTTCAAAAGATAAATTCAATGAACTCGGCGATACAGTTCAAACATCAAGCTCAAAAAGTGCAGACAGTTTCAGTAAAAACACAAGTAAGATTACTTCTTCTACTAACTCGATGATTGGCAAAATGCAAAAAGCCTTAACACCTATCAAAAACGTGTTCTCTAATGCTTTTAGTCCGATTTATGACATTCTAAAAACTCCTCTTAACAATGCACTAACAGGACTTGAAAACTTTATAAACGGCTTTATTTCTGCAATCAATAAAATGTTGTCGGGTGTGGACACGGTTGCAAATTCGATAGGCAAGTTGTTTGGGCAGGAATGGCACGCAGGTCGGCTTAATAAGGTTACCTTGCCAAGGCTCGCCAAAGGCGGACTTGTCAAAGCACCGACACTTGCGGTAGTCGGAGATAACGCAGGAGCTAATTCGGGCAATCCGGAAGTTATTGCGCCTCTTAACAAGTTACAGGGTATGCTCGACAATTCGGGCGGTCAGGATACGGTAATTCTCGGCGAAATTCTGTCGTATCTTAAAAAGCTGTATGAGATGTTCGTAATATTCAGAAACAACGGCGGTAACTACTATCAGTTTGTCGCTGAAATTAACGGCAATGATATTTTTAACGAAATCGTAAAGCAAAACGAACTTTATAAAAACCGCCATAACGGCAAATCGGCATTTGCGTAAAGGAGGTGCAGTATGTCAAATTATAAAGGTTATTTACTAAAATTCGGAAATACCGAATTTCCTAATAACTATTTCGCTGAATATTCGTCAACACCTGATCAGCGTATGGACAACGATGCCGAGCGTGACGATAACGGCAGTTTACAGCGTTCAACACTGCCGACAGGTAAGACAAGCATTACTTTTTCTACCCACATTCTGCACTTGAACGAGAAAATCAATATGCAGAATATTATTAATTCTGCAATCGTGAACACAGTACAACGCAAATGCTATGTTACATATTGGAACGATGAAACCAACTCATATGACAGCGGATATTTCTATATTCCCGATATTGAGTTTTCGGTTATGGACGCAAGCAAGACCGATATTCTCTACAACCCGATAAGCATTGAGCTTATTGAGTATTAAGGGGGTGCGGTATGATAAATTTAACAGATGAGGTCAAAAAGCAACTGTTGAACGACAGCTTGCAAAGGGAAATAATTATCAGCTTTCCTGACAACGATATTCCCGACATCACGGGCGAGAATATTGTATCTGAAAGTCTTGAACTTACACAGGCAATCAGTGACGGCAAGGAGTTTAAACTCGGCGGCTGTATTGCGGGTCAGCTTACTGTAAGAGTGATAAATGTTGACACAGAGCTCAACGGCAAACGCATTAAAGTTATAATGAAACAGTCATACAGCAAGGGGCTTTTATTTCCCTCGGATACAGTATTGCCGCGTGCAGATTTATATTGCGGTTATCAGTCTGGAGTTATTGAGGTGTCGCTATTCTGCGGTACTGTCAACAGCTCATCAAGACAGAAAAATAGGGCGGTAAAGGAAATTATCGCATATGACGATTTATACCTCGCTTCGCAAAAATACGCTTACAACTACTTTACAAGCCTTGCGATTTATTCGCCAAAAATAAGTTTATATGATTTGAGAGTATATCTCTGCGGCAGCTTTTTAAAGGATTATGATTACGAAAACGAATTTACAGGCTTTAATGACAGCAATAATCTGTCACTGAAATTGGATCTTGTAAAATCGGTTCTCAATGACAGAACCACAATAGCGGACTTGTTGAGCGCGTACTGCGAACTTAATGCTTGTTTTGCAATTATGAGCGGAGAGGGCAAGATAAAGTTTATTCAAATTCTAAATCCTAAAACCGAGGTCGTTGACAACTACAGCAACCTCGACTTTGAGGAATACACAACACGCAGTATTAATCTTATTAAGTTTAAGTACAACAAGGACAGCTATTTTTCGTACGGTCATACAGAAGAAGAAAAACAAAGTTGGTATATATCGGACAACATAATTACTGCTTGCTGTACAGACATTGCAGGTATTGTTACAAGTTTTAACGATAATAAAGGTAACAACTACATCTTTTACAATTTGTATGCTTACAGGCCTTTTAAAGCTGATGTTTACGGCAGGTGGTGGCTCGAATGTGGCGACAAGGTGAGCATAAAAACAGGCTTTACGGACACGGAAACGGTTGATAGCTTTGTTTTTGAGCGCACACTTAAAGGTACTAACGGAATGAGAGTTGGTATTACGGCGAATGGTACAGAATATTTAGGAAAGGATGAGATAAATGAGTTACAGCAAAATTAATTGGGTTGACGGAGCTGTTCCGGCGCTGAACGCAACAAACTTAAATCATATGGATGACGGTATCTACAACAACAGTGTGGACATAGCGCTTGCGGATGGCAACATCCACACGCTAAGCGAGAGAATAATTGCGATTAACACAGCCTTATCTGCAAAGGCAGATAAAACCGAGCTTGAAGATGAAATAACAGACATTGACGAAACAGTGACAATGAAGATTAATCTTAAAGCTGATAAGGCGAATACTCTTGCCGGTTACGGAATTACAGACGCTTACGATAAAACATATCTGAATAGGGCATTAAATGACAAACTTATCAAAATGCCGTTTGATACCGTGCCTGCGGCAAACAGCCCAAATTATGTTACAAGCGGCACTGTGTATAACAGTGTTAATTCGCTTAGGCAGACCGTTGCGCAGA